TCTTCACCAGCACCATGTTTTTTCAGAATTCCATATATGCTCTCCTTGGCACTTTGGATTGGAGCTTCGTATTTGCTTTTGAACTCTGGATCGTTTTTGATGTCGAAGATTGCGCGAAACTTTTTGAGTTCTTCGTAGTCTTGAGGGATTTCTTTTTTTGTTGCTTCTTCGGCAAGTCGTTGACGCAAAATTTCTGCTTCTGCGGCTTGTTGCTTGTATTGACTTGCAGTTTCTTGGAGCTTACGCCAATTGCTTTGGTTTTTTTCGCTGAGATTGCGAGGTTGCTCAATGGCTGCAATTTCTGGATCGATGTCGATTTTTGGCTCGACTGGTTGTTGCGGTTCTGGCTGAACATCGCCCTGATTCTCTCCAGTTGTTTTTTCGCTTTGCGTTTCCGCAGGAACAACAGAATCTTCAAGTGAATTGTCTGTATTTTCTCCAGTATCAACAGTATTAGGTTGTTCATTGTTTTCTTGTCCTATTGCTTCATCAAGTAAGCTATCAATTGTTGCGCTTGTTGTTTCATCGATTGGATCATTGTTAAGACTTGGATTCCCAAATCCAGTTACGTCTGGTTCTACTGTGTTTTCGTCTGTATCTGTCATATGTTATAGTGTTTTCTACTGATGTATAGCGAGTTTAGTGTATAAATTGATAAACTATTTATACTTTACTTCATTGATTTGCTGCCACTGCATTTCCATTTTTTGCGAGAAAGATTGTTTGGGCTATTTGGGTCTGCCTTCCAATCACCTTTAATTTTTGCACTGCGAGCGCAATACGCATCGCCTTTTTTAGTTCCCGGTGCTATCTTTGCACCTTTTTGTCCGTAAGATACTTTTTTAGTTCTTCCCGTGACTGCGTTCTTTACAACTTTAACTGACTTCTTGCCTTTTGCTGGTGTTGCCATAATTATTTTTTCTTAGCTGTTTTTATTGATTCTTTAAATGCCATTGATGTTGGCGCACCTTTAACTTCCGGCTTTCTCATCTTTTCGCCACTACCAGCTTTAATTCTTTCACGTTTAGCGTGAATATTTGCGTATAGCCCTTGTTGTTTTGTTCTTGCCATAATTACATTGAGGTAAAATTACCAGCGGTTGCGTCTTGATTTTCTTCGTTCATTGAAGACAAATCTTGCAGTTCTCGAATAGCAAATTCAAAACCTTCTTTAAACTTTGCTTGTAACGCAACTTCTTCAATTGTTTTACCATCGCACAATGGAATGCGCGAGCGGTAATAATCGACTAATTTATACTTAGATTTGATCAAATATTCCCGCAAGGGAACACTATCAGAACTTGTCCACTTCATAATTTGTTATTTATTTGTTTATAATTGAAATGCTATCTGCCAAGTCCTGAGTCAATTGCATCGTAAGAAGACGTTGGTTTTTTAACCATTTCTACATCTTTTTTCTTTACAACAGAAGCAGGATCAACAGTTGAAGCATCACGCCCAAAAGAATTTGGACTTGCTGGTTTTTTATCGAACCGAGCATATGCGTCTGCTGTTTCTTGAGACATACCTTCTCCGCGATCAGGTTGTGCCAATTCCATTCCGTATTTTTTGTAATCTTTAAGTGCCTGTGAGTTTGAGCCGCCCATAATGTTTATCCTGCTGTTACTGGTTTCGGAGGATTAGCAATTGCGTTAATCGCTCCAAGTTGAGTTGGTGATTTTTGTTGTGTGATTTCTCCTACAGCCTTTGCTTGTGCAACAACTGGCTTGCGTCCTCCACCTTGAGATGGCATTCCTGCTCCAGCGGCAGGAGTTAGTTCTTGAGGTGGTGGCGTATTGTGACCAGCAGTGAGGTGCTGGAACGCTTGCATTGCAGCTTGCTTGTATTGAGAAATCTGTTGAGGATTTGCGCCTTTCGCCTCTGCCTGCTGGACGTGCATCATGAAATGCTGCAACGCTTTGTTGAAAGGCATGACCATCTCTGGAGGCAAAGAACCTGCTGGTGCTTGCTCAATCAATGGCAGCAATTTTTGTGACATCGTATCAAGGTGAACAATATCATTATCCCTCGGAGAAACAGGAATTTCTTGATTTGAAATAATCGCTTGAAGTTCCAATACTTGTTGACGAGTTGCCTCAATAGCAAGTGCTTCAACCTGATCTTTCGGAAGGATAACTTGGTTTGCGATGCTTTCACCCATCTTACGTGACCAATCAAGCTTCAGAAGTTCATCTTGATTAACTTGCGGATTACCCATGTAACGCTGAATCATCAGATCAAGCATTGCGTTATCTTGCGCCTGCGTGTCTGGCAGAAGTTCTTCGGCAGGACTGTATGCCATGAGAAGGATGTCGGAAGGAGGAAGGTTGCGCTCCAACATATTCAAGCAGCACGAAATCGCGTCTTCATCCAAATGCTCTGGAAGCTCAAACGGAACGAGGAAAGATGGCAAGTCCATTACGGAACGATCAAAGGCATCAACAACCTCACGCCTCGCCCACACTGCGTTAGGAACCATCTGGCGAGCGATATCAATTCGTGTCTTTAGCTCAGACGCAGCCTTGACGTGTTCTGGATGGCAGATGCCCCTTTGCATACGCTCGACTGCCTTGCTGTATTGCTTCGTCCAACGCATCAAGATTCCTTCGCGGAGTTGGTTTTCGATGGCAGCAACCCGATTAATCTCAGATGCTGTTGCACGTCCTTGCTTTTCTCCCAGTGCTTGGCCGGGAAGGAACGTGCCAACTTGAATCTCGGCAAGGCCAGAAATAAACTGATCCAACCGCAAAAAGTCATCGATATCCGCTGGCAGGTTCTGAGGGATTACCTCATATCCTTCCGCGATATAACAAACAGGATGATGGACAGTAAGTGGTGCTGCTCCAGCCTTTGAATTTGGCCCCTTCTTGAGCAACAGCATCCCCTTGAGATAGGTGTTGTCCACAACAAGGTTTCGTGCCTTATCAACCGCAATATGAGTGTTGTAAAGATCACGTCCCGCACCACGGGAACCCATCAGATTGCCATTGCCAATCTCGATAGCAAACAATGCCAAGCACTCGCTCATCTTGTTGTATCGATCAATCTGAGTGCAGATTTCATCTCCGCTCTTATCATCAAACAAGAATCGACTGATCTTGCCGTTCGGTTCTTTTATCAGCAACTCTCCAAGCTCGACATATTTTGCGTCGTTTTCGTAACTTGCGCCATACGATCCCTCACGAATCCAGTCCTCGTATCGACGTGCATCATCATCAGAATCCAATGTGCGTCCAGCAGGGATAGCGTTGTTAATTGCCTTGACAAGATTTTTGATGTGCCATCCAGCCATGGCCGCAGTAAGAGGGTCTTCCAAGATCGGAAGCAATTCTGCAATTTGATATCGACGTTTCCTTGCCCAAATCGGCGTTGCATCTGTTTCCTGCGGTGTCTCGATAGAGAAAAAAGTGTAATCTTGACGAAGGAATTCTGGTTTCCAATCGCGCAAATCGTCCCAACACAATCCACAAAATCCGAAGGTTGTATTCTCATGGACAACCTGCGCTACAATGTCATCATGCCCCTTCCATCCACGGATGCACTTTGTAATCTCTTCACGGAAAATTTTAGTTTTGTTTTCCGCATCTACTCCTTCAACTGGATACTTGGAGTAGGTGAGACTTGCAGCCTGCTCGATGACTTGCCTAAAAGGAGGTTGAATGCGGCTAACCATCGTGGAAAGAAAACCAGTAGGACGATTAGAGCGCCAATTTTGGCCCATGCTTTCCAGTTTTTTTGCAGAGTATGGAGGCTCATTGTTGAGCTTTTTTTGTATCAGTTGGTTCTTGCGATTCCTCTCGACATTTTGCTGTTTAAGCCTGCGATACGCAGAGAACGCTTGAGACGCATCCTTGAACGTGCGCTTGACCTGCAACGTGTCTTTATTGACTGTATCGTTGTTATTGCCATCAGTAGGATTAACAATATCAAGCTCAAGAATCCTCGGTTTATCATGCGGATCAGCGATACGAGGTGATTTTGTTGCATATGTATCTGTGACAATAGCGGGAAGTGGTTTAAGAACGTCTGCCATAAATTATTTGATATTCATCCAGCAATTTTGTGGAATTGAAGTTGCTTGCGAAAGTTTTGACTTGTCAAAGAAAATCGCGCTCTTGTTATCGTGCCTCATAAGTTCGCATCCACCTAATTTGCTTGACGATTTAGTATCTCTTCCATTGCGGATTGATGCGGAAATGCGTTCAGTTGCAGAAACGCATGAACTACACCCAACCTTCCACGATTTATTATGCTTGCATTCTTTGCAGGTTTTTGCTCGTTGCTCTGCAAGATCGTCAGAAACAAGAGCGTTAGGAGTTTTGGAATTAAGTATATTCTTTGCCCAAACAGTAATGTCATTCAGCAATGTTTGCTGTCTTGTTTCTGGATGAACAGATGTTACAACAACCATGTCAACACCATGACAAAAATTTGGCCAGTTGGAACAAATGTAGCTATTGATGTCACCTTCAACATCGCCAATCGGCAAATGATTTTCTGCACGATAATCCGTAACCGCTTTAAGCAGTCCTTCATACGAGTGTGACGTTAGTTTTGCGTCAGAATCGTAATAATGCCATCCCCCCGGAGGGATCATTCCAATTATTACTTTTGCCATGAATTCGATCCTAATATTCTAAATAATTAAATTTTGCAATATATTTATTCGCTAAAATCAATAAAATCAAATTTGTCTACGATGCTTTTCATTCCTCGATCCATCAACCTTGGCGTTTCTTTTTTATCATCAACCATTGTTGCAATTGACCCTGCGCGTTGACGCATAAGAAACACAAGTAGTGAAAGCGAATCAAGTTCATCTGGTGAACCTTGACGTGTGCGCTTAACAAAATCCTTTTTACTTTCAACACGCACCATTCCTTTACCCTTTTGCATATAACGCCTTCCAATTGCCTGCCTGACCAAACTATCGTTGCGAAACCCCGGCGATATCTTCAAATACTCAAACTCCAAGTATTTCGACAACCCAAACAAAAGCTCCGTGACAACGCCATTGTAAAGCTCGCTTGCCTTCTGCGAATCATCGCCAAGGATATGGGTATCTGTTGCCGCCCATGAATAATTCACGCCCATCACTTCACTTCCAAAAATAGTTTTTAATGAATCGTGAATGCCTGCTCCGTTACCAGTTCTGTCAACGCACAACCAGTTCGGAGTAATTTTCATGTTCTTGCAAAACTTGATGATGTTTGCCGTTTGCTCCAGCGTTGCCGCCTTTGGGAATGTCATCTGAGAATCCAACTGCAACACAGTCCTTGGAGTTTTGAATTCGATAAACTGACCGCTCATTGGTGTCCATCCATCAGATAGGCCAAAACGCCCAAAAGAACACACTACGCTATCATTCCCTTCCAACGCCAAATCGAACGCTGCCAGAGGCACTACAGGCCCAATAAACCGCACGTTCCCCATCGCGTTGTCCATCATGCTTGGCGTGATGATCGCCATTGATACACCCTCAGAAGGAAACCATCCGCGAGCCATTGTGAAATACTCTGCCGTCCTTCCCTTGGCCTCGTATGCCGTGTATCCCTCGTTGGTTTGAAGACCAGCAAAAATAATCTTGCGCTCAATCACGTTTTCGCACCTCGCAGCGTCAAGGCGCAAGACGTGCCAAGCATCGCGGGAATTCCATTCAAAATCATCCTCGCAATCAACCGATCCCCATCCGCGCTCTGGTTCGCATCGCTTGCCAAATTCGCTTGTTCTATCTTTCGGGTTGCTGGCAGCAAAAATTTTAATGCGTCCTTTAGCACCTTCCGTATCAGCGGCAGACAAGATGTTTTGCAGACCCTCCCAAACGCCAGCGGGAACTTCTTCCGCTTCGTCCAATACCACATGAGTTCTACT